TAATTGATGTGAGTTCACGGGCTGGACCCCAAGCGAAATCGCCAACAAAACCGCCTGTCGTAGTGCCAACTGCTGGGACTACATTAGTGGCGTCCTGCTCGCGAACGAGAACTCCTGGACTTAGTTGAAATGCCATGTTTTATCTCCTCGATATTATGGATTATCGTTTGTTTAGTTTTATCACTGAAATTATTTATAAAATTGTAGTTTTCTCTTTTCCGTCCAGTGAGAACCATAGATCGCCACCCATAACCTCTGCTTCAGGCTCTGAACCATCCACAATTTCACCAAATGGTGTCAAATCATTCTCAATCATACGCATTTCGGCATTGAATAATCCTTCGCGCACATTCACATTAGTCAAATCAGAGAAAAACGAATTAGTTGTGACCCAACCAAATAATACTAAACTCATGGCAAGGTCGTCATTATATCCTTCATCAGCCTGAAAAGTCTGACCCTTTTCTGTAAATACCGATAATTCACCAATAATGTCAGAGTCGTGTATGAGTAATTTAGTATCCTCGATCAGAGATTTGATAGCAAAACAACCTTGTCGTTTCACTGCCTTTGATGTAGTAACACCGAGTTTAGCAGATCTACCGAATCCTGGAGTAAGATATTGCTTGCCATTCTCTGTGAGAGTTGTAAATACATTCTCATATTCTTCTTCTTGGTGTAAGATATCTAATACTTGCTGTCCAATATCATTTGATTCAATCAAAACATAAGCATTATTGAAGTCTCTTGCCACCTTTGAGATTACACTAGGGTATAGCATCGGGGATATCTTATTATGTTTATATTTACCAACCAATTTGTATGGCATCTCAGTTACATCAATAAGTGTAAATGCTGAGTAATCTCCCCCAATGCCCCTAGCAACATCGGCTGTGATAACATAATAATGGTCTTGTTTAGGAGTTTCATACAAATCTAGACCATCTTTCGAGTATTCAGGATGTTTGGCACTCATCGCAGATAGAGTTTTGCCATTGATCAGTGTATTGGTAGAGCCAAGAAACTCACATAGCACCTCCTGATTGAACTTCAGTTCACCAAGAAGTTTGAGTTGCTCATCTGCCCATTCTTCGTCCCTTCCTGGAATCTCGCTATAATGGATGAACATACGCTCAAAACCATTCTTACCCTCTTCAGCTTCATTCCAAAACTTCCAGAAGTGGTTGTAACCGAGTGGTGTAGAAGTGAGTAGAATCTTTGTTGTTTCACCAGCAGAAATGGTAGGATAAACAGCTGTAAAAAACTCGTCAGCAATATTGTTCGGAATAATCGCCGCCTCATCGATGTAAAGCCAGTTCACCGATTTACCACGAATACCAGATGAGGTTGTGGCAGAGGTAAATACTACTGAGCCATTTTCAAGATCGACATTACCTTTGTTCCAAGTCTTTACACCTTGCTGCATCCAAATAGGCAATCCCTCATACATAATTTGATAGCGAGCCAAGACTTCACGAGCTGCAGCTGTTTTGTTGGCGAGGATAGCAACTGTTTTGTTTTCATTGAAGATTGTGTAATGTAGAATACAAGCAGCAGCTGTAACAGTTTTACCTTGCTGACGACCTTCCATAAGGATCGTTTGTCGATTATTCATAATGAAATCGACTTTTTTCTTTTGACAATCATACAGCTTGAATGGTTGCAACCCTTTATCAAGAGTCACAATTTGACAGTAGTTTTCAATAAAATAAATTGGATCGTCCTTACACTTGACCAATTCCTTAATTTGGTCTTTTGTAAAGCTATGCTGATAACCAATCGATTTTAGATTCGGATTACCGTGATATGATGTTTCTTCAGTCGGAATCATTTACTTCACCATCGATCGTCTTTTCGTCATTCAACGCTTTCATTAAATCGGAGGTGCTACCATTGAATAAAATATTAGTTTGTTTACCGATCTTCTGCTCTGATGGCTTACCTTCAGAATTATCGATCTTTTTCTTTTTCTCTTGGATATCCATCATATCTTTTGCTTGATCACCAAGAGCTTTGATGAGCTGACCAGCAACCTCGTATGCACGAGGATTGTCGCTATTTGTCGCGACATTCATAATACCTTGAATTGCTTCTTCACCATACACCATAGCTCGCTTTAGTGCGTCTCGAGCTTCTTGAAAATCACTATCTAATCCATCATTGATAGCTCTCTCAATCACAGGTTTGGCTACTTCAAGTTCCTTCGTTTGTGTTTCGAAGGTTTTATCTAATGCATCAAATACTTTATTTTTACTCATACTTTGTATCAAACTCTTCAAGGAATCTATATGTATCATTGACCCCTTGGTTTCCATCATCAGGTGCTTCAAATGTAACAGTCGGTGCTGTTGTGTATCCATCACCAGCATCGTCGATAGTTACGCTCGCAACTCTAAACTTACCACTATTTAGCGGATCTGCTTCCATTGTAGCAGAGGCTCTGGCGTTATTTGATGTAACTGCAGTAATTGTGATTGTGGCAGGGTCACCAGTCACCGTAGAAACAACATCGCCGACCTCATATCCTGAACCGCCATCAGAAATAGTAAAACTTGTAAGACCACCACTACTTGTAGCAGTAATCTCAAACCCTGTGCCTGAACCACCTGTGGTTGTATAAGTTTGACCATTTACATGACCAACACCAGTAGTTGTCACGCTGGCTGCTGTAACCTCACCATTCGTCGGTGATTCTGAGATAGTAATATTTGGACCAGCTTCAGAATATCCCTCGCCTTTGTAAGTGACAGTGATAGAGTCAACTGTATTGCTCGACAACACAGCTGTGCCTGTAGCAGTTGCTGCTGTTACAGTATATGACTGTCGACCTCTGCGTCCAGTAAAGTCTGGTTGTTGGAATACATCTACGATAGCTTTTCTGATAATATCCTGATTGCCAATATAGCCATAGAAGTTCAGCTTCATATTGAATGTAAGATTCCAAACAATACTTTGACGGTCGGCGAACGAACCTTGCGTATTATCTTCATACGATACTGAGTCTAGAGTAATCTTGATATCTCTTTTGATACCCATTTCAGGCAAATCATTGACTGTCACACTGAAGTCTGGGTTGAAGAATGGAATAATTTGTTCAAGAATTTGTAGACCATCTTCTTGATTCTTAGCAAAAATATACAGACCCAATGACAAATCATAAGGTGTAGATGTAAACACCTGCTTCACTGAAGTTGCTGAATCACCAGCCTTTTTGTGATGTTGAATAGGAGATATTCTTCTGTTTGGGTCATACTGGAGTGATAAGATTTCAAACCCCATTCTAGGGAGAACAATAGCAACTTCCTGATCAGTCAGATTAGGTTGACCTTCGATACGCGACAAGAACTTCTGCTTTGTAGCATAAGCGAGTGGGACTCTGAGTGATTGCACGACAGCGTCGTTAGAATCTTTTCTCTCAATCACAATATTATTGAAGATTGTGCCGAAAGCTGCCACAGCTCTGCGGATATGAGAATGATAAAAAGTCTTTCCTCTAAACATTACAGTTCACCGAATGGATTGTTTTCTGAGAAGTCAATAATACTATCAACCGCTTGGATATTCACGAAGTCCGCATTATCACCAGCGACTGCAGGTTTCAGTGCATAGCTTTGCAGTATCAAGCTGCCACCATCTTCGAGCAAGAACGAATCGCCTGTCTCTAGAGTAAACTCTGACAATTGTGTATCAACTGATAGGTTGTCCTCGATGGCATCAATTTCTGTATTACCAGTGTCAAGTCTCTCAGAGCTATATTCGAACAGCTCACATTGTAAACGGAATGTATGTAGTTTACCAACTTGATAGAATGGATTTTGGTGTTCGACAAATTTGATTTCGAATAGAGATTTAGTCATTGGGAAGTAGAGCAAGTCTCCCTCCGCTGGACGCCCATCTAACTGGAATGAACCACCGTATCTCTTGGCTTGCTCTACCTGTTGTTCCCAGCGTCTTTTGGAAACAACAAAGTTTGCGCTATCTCTGATCTCAATGCCAAATTTTTGAAACAAATCGCCTTCGCCCTCGAAACCATCGACTGGTTCCATATACATTTCAAGATGGTATGCTTGCGTAAATTTAGAGAGTTCACTTTCATCAAAGATAGTGTCTCTGTTCACAAGAGTCCTCGGCATATAAAGTATATCGTGTCCGTAGATCTTTAGAGTTTCTATAGTGAGATCTTCTATAAGATTTTGTTCACTAACTTCACCGATAGACCTACCACGCTGAAAATAATGGTTAGTAGGCATCTAATTATCCTGTCATAAAGGTTGGTGGCAATTCGTATCTAATTTGCATTTCTTCTTCAATTGTAGCGATCTCTTGGACAGCTTCACCATAAATCTGGTCGCCGTTCAATGTGACGCCGCCTGGAAGCTGAACACCACCAAACTTTTTCATATTCTCACCCCACTGTCTCTTAATAAGAGCAGTAGTATATTTCTTCAGCCACATATCATCGTAAACTTCTGAATATTCTGTGGCATCAATGAGTTTATAACCTTCAGCAACGACATAATCACCGATGTTGAAAGTCTTATCCATATCTGTATCAATATACATTTTGTCAGTTTTACGATTAAAACGGATAGCTCTATCGTTTA